ACGGGCGTTGCCATTGGTGATCTCCTTGAACTTCCGGTCGTACTGCTTCTGGGTCGAATGCTGAGCTGCCATCATCGCGGCGGAGGCAAGGTAGTCAGCGGCGATCTGAACGACGTCTCCCGCAAAGGAGACGCCTAGGGTCAGAAGGGACCACCGATCGTGTAGCCGGGGGCTGATGTATGACTCCGTGGTGATCCCTTCTTCTTCCATGATTACTTGTTACCTGCGAGGGGCTTCTGCTTGGTAGCGCCACCGCCACCGGTCATCGGGGTGTTGACGATGACGGTGCTGTCCCAGAGCTGGTTGACATTGTCCGTCTGGTGACGGGAGTCGCCCATAGCCTCGGACTCAAGCGGCATCTGAAGATGCGGCTGGAGCATCGAGCCCTTCTCGCTCCGCCAGACACCAACGGGACCGTGGTTTCCTGCGAACCATGCTTCACTCATTGTTCCTCCTAGATAGGTGATTGCCGCTGGGTCCGGGTGGACATGGTTGCTTCGCCACCGCTGGTCAATCCGGCCAGCATGCTTTGCAGATCCATACCTTGCGGCGCCCCCGGCTGTCCGGAGGGGCTTGCGTTAGGTGCAGCACCACCAGGAGCGCCGCCACCAGCGGCGCCACCAGCGGCTCCAAGAAGAGCTTCCATGGGATTCTGCGAGGCGCCTGCGGGCGCCTCCTTGGGGGTGAAGACCTTCAGGACCGCATCCTGAATGGACTCGCCCTTCTCGCGCAGCTTCATCATGTCGGCCAGTCGCTTCATGGCTTCGACCGGGTCCTGACCCTGAAGGGCCATCTGGGGAATCGCTTGGGCGTAGCCCATCATCCCCTGCTTGATCGCGTCGGCCATCTGTTCGTTGTCAATCTGCATCTGCATCTGGACAACGTCGATGCTCATCGGGAGCTGTCGCTGGAAGAAGTCCCGCGAGATGAGCTGATCTCCTCGGAGCTGAAGCAGGCCCACAATAGCTCTTGCTGGATCCTGTCCAGCGGCAAAGCCATAAGTGACGTCAACGGTATAGTCCCCGTTGATATCCTTACCAGGGGTGTAGGTCTCTTCGAAGGGGGTTCCTTGTACGGTTCCACGGACTGTCTTCTTCTCCTTGGGCCACAGCTTCTCGTCCATCTCGAAGCAGAGTTCGATGGCCGTAGCCAGGGCTTCCGACAGGACGGTCTGCCCCGTGGAGATGACGGTATTGAAACCGCCCATCAGGGCCTGGACTCCGCGACCGGTAATGATCGACGCGTCCATGTTGCCACTGCGGGCCTCGGGAGTTCGCGTTCCAACGCGAAGCTCCTGCTCTAGCATCTGCCCTTCCTGGAATGCAGCAGAAGGAACGTCGATGCCTACTCGCCTGATCTTGTCAGGGTTGTCGGTGCGGATAACCGCGTCATCGCCGAACGTCATCTTCTGCACGTCCCGAGGGACTGCCAGAGGTGCGCGTACCGTCTTCTCTGTAGCCTCAAGACCGAGGAGCGCCATGCGCGCCTTGGCTAGCTGGACCCAGATGGCGTCATCGAAAGCGCCACGGGTCTCGCGGTCATAGCCTGGCCGGTAGCCTACGGAGATGTAGATCTTCCCAAGAGGGTTCTCCATGCGGCTGACCAGGAACTGACCGTGCTGCGGAAGGAACATGACCATCTGGTCTGCGTCGCAGTACTTGACTACTTCGATCTCCCGCTCGGCCCAGCCCTGGCCGCCGGACTGGCGGTCGTTGTTGGTCTGAAGAACCTTGAGAAGCTGGGGGAACTTGTTGACCAGATGGATGGCTTGCTCGCACCAGACCTTGGTGTACGACTTGATCTGACCGAACAGGTTCTTCTCAACGTAAGTGCCCATCGGGTTCTCGACCCGGATGTACGGACGCTTGTTCTCAAAGTCTGCTTCGATCGAATAGATCACCATGCCGTAAGTGGTGTAGTGATCAGCGGCCGTTACCTGACGGCCTGCGTTCAGGCCGGAGCACTGGACGTAGTGGTTGGCTACCTTGGTCTTCTTGGAACTGAACTTCTTGGCCTTGTCGGTCGTCAGACTGCCAGCCGAGCAATTGATGCTCGGCATAGCGCCCATGACTTCCGCCATGTCACGCGCTGAAGTATCGATCAGGTTGGCAACGATCGGCTTGGGCCAGGCATCCGGCATGGAACCTGGCATCACCGTATCGGTGTCTCCAGACCTGACGCTGTACACATCGTTCCAGCGGTGATCGCGCTCAGCGTTGGCACGGCGGAGAGACTCTACGCGGGTCTTGATCTCTTCATAGGTTCTCGCCATGTCAACTCCTTTCGGTTACTTGAGCTTCTTGTCAATACTCCGCACTCGGGTCACCAGGTCAGCAAAAACTGACCGGCCAGTCCAATAGTGCCGGGGGTTCTTCGGGTCGTCGCTGTAGTCAGCGGCGTCCTTCGGAGCGGTGAACTTATCGGCGGAGAGGAGTCGGTCAACCACCGCATCCGCAATCTTGTTGATGTCGGCAGGGGTCACTTGGTCATCATCCTTCAGGTCGGGGTTGAGCTTGCCGTTCTTTACGTACGCGTACAGAGGTCCGCCGGGGCAAAGGGTAGGGTACCCATCGCGGTGTCCCTTGATCTCCGTACCCGATCCACCGGATCGTAGATACTGGATCGCCTCCTTTAGACCCTGGACAACTTCGGCAGAGACTGCATCGTCGTTCGTCCCGTAGAGGACGACGACGCTGTCATGGTTTCCATTGAGCGTCTGATTGCCGTTGGCGCCAGTACGGTATCCAATACCACGGCCCTCCATGACATAGCCGTGGCGACAGACAGCCATTGAGTACGCGACATCGCTGTATCCTTCCGCCTTGTTTGCCAGGTGACTGTTCCGGATGCCGGTCCAGTAGCCCTTGCAGTACGAGTGACCACGCACCGGAGAGTGCGTGCCCTCATAGTGAACCTTGATCCCAAGAGTCTTCTTGGTCTTCGAGGGGGCCGCTGACGGCGGCCACCCCAGATCCTTGCGGGAGATGAATCCCTTACTGAACTTCACTTCAAGATCTCCTCTTCGATGAATCTCTCACAGTCCTCTTCGGAGGAGAACCAGATGCCGTCAAGCTGGTGCACTGCGCCGGTTACCCGAACGCACGGCACCCATGGATAGCCTTCCGGGGCGCCTTCGCCAGTGTCCGCAAACCACTTATCGCCTATCCCCACCATTCTCCCGACCCTTGGGTCATGTTCGCCTGCGACATGAAGTCCAGGTCTACCGTAATGTTCTTCTGCTTGTCCCGCTCGGAGTGGTACTCGTTGCCGATGTGGAAGATAGACTCCACGTTGTTCACCAGCTCACGGGCCTTGGTCTCTGCGAACCACAGGGCCATCACGGTATCCTGCTTGGCCTTGCTCTGGGGGAACCAGGTCACCAGTTGCTCGACGAGGGCTTTGACGCCCTCGTTCTGAGAACGGTTGGGAAGCCTGATCAGTCCGTTGTTCTCCTTGGCTCCGTCGAACAGCATGCTCATGCTGGCAACGCCGAAGTCAACATCGTTCTTGTTGTTGCCCGTGAAGTGCTCTCGCAGGTGGGTGCCGTGGCTGCCCAGGAAGTTCCGGAGTTCCCGGTTCTGGGTGACCATGAGGTTCATCGCGTTCTTCTCGATGACCCACTCGTTCACGTGGTACTTGACGGTCCACTCTTTGATCTTGTCGAAGAGGTCATCGGGCTTGCAGTTAGGTCGAGTCCATACGTCCAGGACCCACCGCACACCTGACATTCGATCGACGCCGAGAATGACTGCTGCGGAGTGGCCGGTGATAGCCGGGTCAAAACCGCCCACGACGTAAAGCCCGTCCATACCGTTAACCCGGTGTCCAGGTGCCCCACGCTGCATGAAGCCAGCGGCTCGCATTCCGTCGATAGATGCCGCAACCTTGTCAGGGGGGAAGATCGCATCTGCTGTTACCTGCTCCTGCTGGTAGACCATGGCCCAGTTCTGGGCAGAGGAAGTTGCCCGTCTCCGAGCGAGGGCTTTACCCGAGTGCCAGGGGTAGAGGCCGTCTTCATTCTTTTCCACCAGACGTCTTGCTCCCAGCGACACCGGGGGTCGGTTGGTCCAGGGTGCGAGAACATGCCAGTCGTCTGGATCGTCGGCAAACTCAAGTACCGCTGGCTGCGTGAGATACGTCCACGGAGATTCTTCATCCTGTCCGTACCACTCAGGCTTCTGGATCTCGGAGTAGAGTTCCACCGGCGCAAGTCTGGTCCCCACCAGGAGCAGAGTTCCGCCAGGGTAGGAGAGCCGGTTGATGACTTCTCGCTGGATCCAATCGATCTGCTTCTCGAACTCATGGGCATTCTTTCCCGTCACGGTGTCGTCAAGGATGATCAGGTCTGCGCGGTTACCGTAGATCTGTCCGTTCATGCCGAGAGCCTGGACGGTAGGAGTAGCCTCACCCGAGTCGCGGGACTCGGCGTTGATGTAGATAGCGTCAGCAGTCCAGGAAGCGCTGTTAGCGTCGAAGCCCCCTTCAGGGGCGAACGCCTGCTGCAACTTCTTGTACGCCTGGTTGGCTCCAGCGAGGCGATCCTTGATCGCCCGGAGGAACCTCTTGGCCATCTCCTGAGTCTGCGAGACGACGATGATGCGGATGTTCGGGTCCTGGCAGATACGCCAGGTCGTGTAGTTGACCGTGATGGTCGTAGACTTCGAGTGCTCCGGAGGGGTATTGACGATCACCATGCCAGGGTCTCCTGGCCTGTACACCTGCGAGGGGTGCAGGTCTCGGGGCTTCCTGCCTTCGAGGATGTCGTACCACTGGAGCTGGTGCCAGAAGAGCTTGGTGTCCAGGTACTCTTCACAGAAGTCTGGGAAGTCGGGCATCTCTGCCCGAGCCTCTGCGGCCTTCTCCGGGTGTTGCATCATCTTGATGCGATCCATGGAGTGCCTGAAGTTCTCATCAGACGTACGCCAGTACTGGATCGTGTTCGGATGAACACCTAGGTCGTCAGCGGCCTGTCGTTGAGACAGGCCCTTCTGGAGGTACTTCAGGACCGTGGCCTTGCCAGCTACGATCTGTGGGTTGCCTTGTGACCCGCCTTTAGGGCGGGTCTTGTGAATCTTGCCGTCTTCGGTCTTGAATACTTTTGCCATCCGCCGGTCTCCTTAAAGTCTGTACGTTCTGTCTCTGCGAGACTATCTGTACAGTCTGTGCAGTAGATGGCGGAGGATGATTCCGCGTTAGCGGTACTGATGGTCTGTAGTACTGTATGCCGCCCCCTAAAGGGGCGGCTACTGGTTGCTCTCAGTCCGCTTCGAGACTGTACGTCTTGTGCTGCTGCACGATCTGTACAGACAACTTTAGGGGCTCACTAATAGATGTACCCGGACACCCATTAGACCCGTCCGTCAGTTTGCCAACTCTTTACCAACTATGACTCTCTGTAGAGAAGGCCCGAGTCTATCGGTTACTCTGCGTAGATCTAAGGGGCTGTGCCCTGTGATGCATGTCACATTTCTAGTGGGTCTCACACACACACACACGGCCTGGATTAAACATCCCCGGGTCACTCTAGGTGAGCATGCCAGACACTCAGAGTTCTCTTGACATCGAGAGTCTTAGCTATCAACTCAGCAGCTCTGCTCGGGTGAGCGCAGCCATGCTCATGCGTGCAGGGACTGAGAGTATGTATGGATATACAGGGCTGTGCATACTCATAGATCTATGCGCTCATATGAGCACAGTATCCACCACATGAGCGCACAGTATCCAACAGTTCACATACCTGAACGGCGGATAGATAGCTGAACGCAGGCAGAACTGTAGATATCCCATAGATTCACAGGCTCAGGGCCCTGTTCGCCATGGATTCGAAGGTTGGGGACTATACTCACCAGCCTGACCGGTGACGGCTAAGCGGTTGCTCAGGGCAGCAGCAGGCACGCACAGGCCATTGGGAATCCACGGATTCACAGCCTCACAGCCTGCAATCCACAGCCCAGACAGTCTGTACAGCCTTCAGTCCTAGGGCTCGCCGTAAGGGCGAGCCTTCGAATCTGTGGTTCTGAGAGTCTGTACAGACATACAGGAGCTATCGGATAGACGGCCGTACAGATGTAAGGGCTCCAGGGCTGATGCGCCCCTTACGGGGGGCGCTTCGCACCAGCAATCTGAAGAATCTTTTGGGGCCATCAGTGCAGGTCAGCGGTGGTTCAGTCACTCTCCGCCGAGCAAACATCAGGTTTGCAGGTAGACAGACCCTGGCAGCAAGAGGATTGTTCTCCATGTCAGCAGCACCCCAGCAACACCGGGGGGCCAGCCCAGACACCACAGGGCGAGGCTGACAGCGTGAAGGCGGTAACCGAGGCTGAAACAACGGGCCAGACCTCCGCCGACACCTTGAGAACTGAACAGCTTGACCACACGCTCACATGAACCTGAAGAGGGTCTGTGTGCTCGCCTAAGGCTCTTACAGCTTACGTAGGTACACAGACACTCAGAGGCCGGATTGAGAGCGTCACGGGCAAGCTGTAGTGGCAGGAGACGGATACGAGGTCAGTGCCGTGCCGGGGGACGCTTAGGCGTCCCTACAACAGGCACTCAGTGCTAGTAGAGACTGGGAACTCCCCCTGAGAATTGGGGGTGAAGGCAGGATGGAAGACCAGCCGTTCACAATCCGTTGAATGAACCCACGTTCCTTGAGAACTCAACAGTGTGTCGCATACGAACTTCGGACCAACACGCCTCTAACGGGGTGCTGGAAGGCGCAGAGCCGCTCCCTACGGGTTGAGCGAAGGCGCTCTTGGTTCGTATGCATTCTCTCTCGTAGAGGGCTTCACGGCCCTCTACGGCGCCCCTTACGGGGGGCGCCTCTCCTACTTGGAGCCTGCTAGGTCAGGAAGGCGGAGCGGGAAGGGCCTTACAGCCCAACCTTCCTCCGCCCAATGGTCTTGATGGGCTTCAGAGTGATCGGCAGGCAGCTCTTTAGAGTGCTATGCCTGCCGATCGCTCAATGGGCATCTACGGGGTGCTCAGAGTGAACAGGAGAGAGCATGAGCGACCACCGAACCATCTGGGTCTGCGTCGACTGCATCATGCACCACGCCAACGGCGAGTGCGGAAGCTGTTACGACGACAGCGGACACTACAAGGAGCCGCTGAACAGGCTGGACTGCACCAAGGTCACCATGGGGCGCCCGTGGGACGAGCACGAGTGCAACAAGGATGAAGACGGCATCGAATACGGCTACTGCGATTGCGAGATCATCACGCACTCCATGAGTAGCTGCGACGGTTGCGGGTCTGACTACCACGGCATCCGCCGCGCAATGACCGAATGGACCTGAGACCACGGAGTGCCAGTCAGCCTAAGGGCTGCTGGCAGTCCCGGCATCTCAGCCGAATGAACACAGGAGAGAGACATGTTCGAAGTCACCGTGAAGTGGTCCGATGGCTGCGTGGCTGCCAGCAGCCCTTACAGTCGGGAGGAGGCAGACGCTATCGCCAACTTCCTGTGGGCCGCAGGCGCTGATGATGTCAAAATCACCTGCGCTTGCAACAACTGTGAGACGTGCTCCGACTACGCCGCATGGGGGGCCTGATCATGGCCAAGTACACCGGAGCAATCCACAAGGTCTGCAACCGTTGTGACGGCGAGCCCGGTCACGGCGAGCCCGGTCAGTGGGTCCAGTTCTATGAAGACAAGAGCTTCGAGGCCCTGTGCTTCGCCTGCTACAAGCCCCTGATAGTCAATAGGGCAATCAGGGTCATCTACTGGATCAACAAGTACGGCAAAGAGATGTACGCACCAGGGTCCAACACGCCTTGACTGTAGCCAGGCTGAGCCTAGGAGCGCCTTACGGGGCGCTCCTAGGTTGAGACGGCACTACAGCCGAATGAACACAGGAGAGAGACATGAAGACCTACACCGTAAGGACCGCCAAGCGGCGCATCCGGATGTCCCTCGCGTGGCTCAACAGCATCGAGGGCCGGACGGTACAGGAGACCATGACGGTCTATCCCCACCAGACGCGCCGCAACGGTGCACACGGAAGGGGCTGACGACATGGCCGAGTACGTACAGGCGTGGGAGATCAAGAGCATTACATTCTCCGGCATCGTGTATGACCAGAACATCGCAATGGACAAATGGGCCGACACGGACGATGTAAAGATATACAGCATGACCATCGTCCGCCACGATGACGGTTCCCGAGAATACCTGCGGCGCACTGTTGCCGATGAGGTGCAGAAGTACCGCGAGAGTCTGTAGCCAGATGGAGCGGCCACCTTCGGGTGGCCGTTGCAACGGCACTACAGCCGACAGCACAAGGGAGAGAGAACATGAGCATCACTTGCAATCACTGGACGGTCGATGAGGACCAGATCGCCTGTGATCAGTGCATCGATGAGTTCTACGTGGGCAACACGTTCACGATGAACGGCAAAGAGCACATGGTGCACAGCTACTACGGCATATCGCCGGTAACCGAGCTCGGCGTCTATTGGTGCCGTTGCATCAATGACGGCAGCTCGATCTATCTCAGCACCGCCGACATCGACGCACTGATCTAGGGGAAACGTGTTCAACACAGCGACATTCAGCCTGGACAACAGGATCGTCACCCCCAGGGGAACGACGTGCATCAGCCTGGCTCCCTTTCAGGGCGAGGTGGACAGGCTGACCCTTCACGACGATCTCGAAGGGTTTACCCTCGCGGCCCTCTGGCATCCCGACCAGCAGGAATGGGAAGTCTGGTACTACACCGATCGCTACAAGTACTGAGCGACAGTCGAGCCAACGGGACGCCTTCGGGCGTCCCTTGGTTCTGTCAGCCTGCTCAGGGCTGAAGACAAAGGAGAGAGAACATGAAGAAGGAAATCGCCGACAAGTGGGTTGCCGCTCTTCGCTCCGGCAAGTACCAGCAGGGTACCGGGGCACTGAACAGCAACAACCGGTTCTGCTGCCTGGGAGTTCTGTGCGACATCTCCGGAGTCGGAGCGTGGTCGGCGGACTTCAACGGGACGTTCTACATCATCCCGGACGACCAGTTCGAGGACTCTTCGGACATCTACCTTCCCCACGGAGTCATGGAGTGGGCCGAGATGGACGACGCCGAGGGGTACGTTGGATTTGACACTTCACCCGGCCCGTCTCACCTGACGGGCATGAACGACTCGGGCATGACGTTCGAGGAGATCGCCGACGTGATCGAGAACAACCACGAGATTCTGTAGCCAGATGGAGCGGCCACCTTCGGGTGGCCGTTGCAACGGCACTACAGCCGACTGAACCAAGGAGAGAGAACATGCAGACCATTCGATACGCCATCCGCAGGGCCGCCCGCCAGACTGCCCGGAACATCAAGTACGGGTTTTCTCAGCGCAACGTTGCAGTACATGTGCCTGGCAGCACCGTCACCGCAATGGTGCGCGTACTGAACGTCTGAGATTGGATGGAGGAATCATGATCAACACACGCTTCCAGTTCAACTACGAGAGTCTGTAGCCAGATGGAGCGGCCACCTTCGGGTGGCCGTTGCAACGGCACTACAGCCGACTGAACCAAGGAGAGAGAACATGGAAAGAGAACAGATCGACCCGGAATTCAAGGCCATCTGGGTAGCTGCACTCCGTTCGGGTGAATACCGACAAGGGCGGGGCGCTCTTCGAAACGACCCTTCTGACCACCCTACGGAGTACTGCTGTCTCGGCGTTGCCTGCGATCTGGCCATCAACTTCTACGGTCAAGGTCACTGGGATGGTGACATCTTTTTCTTCGACCCCGAGGACCACGCTGGCAGCGCCGGGTTGTTGCCGTCCAGCCTTGCCAGGCTGATGGGGTTCTCGCACCAAAACCCGAGGCTCGGCGACGAAACTCGGACCTTGACGGGCCTGAACGACGCTGGGGCCAGCTTCAACTACATCGCCGACATCATCGAAACAGAGTTCTGATGATCCTGCTGGGCCTGGTGGGCCTGGTATGGATGATCGGATACCTGTACAGAACCTGAGACCAGATGGAGCGCCCCTCTTCAGGGAGGGGCGCTGCAACGGCATCTCAGTGCCGAATGAACACAGGAGAGAGAATGCGCAACAAGACGATCGTTCAGCTCACCGGCTCGAAAGTCACGCACATGCCGCACCCCTTCAATGAGGGGGCGCTGTGCGGCAAGACCGGCGGGACAGAATGGGAAGGCGGATACTACGAGACCTTCCCCGAGGTGACCTGCAAGAATTGCAAGCGCACCATCCCGCAAGCCAAGTGGTCGACTCTGACGGTTCCGTACCGCTACACCGAAGGTGCGTGGACCGGCAGCGATGACGAGTCCGAGTCGTACAAAGAGATCGCCGCAACGATGGGCGACTGTGAGGCGTTCTGGTTCCCCTCCGCCGACAATGACGGAGTCGGGATCCTGGCCCTCTACGGGTTCTGGTCGAGAAACTGGTACGTGTACACCATCTGAGACCACGTAGAGCCTCCCAGGGCCGTCCTGGGGGGTTGTACCGGCATCTCAGCCGACAGCACAAAGGAGAGAGAACATGAGTGAATGGGAATTGGCCCAAGAGTACAAGTGGGTCCTGTGGATCGGCGGTGAGCCGATGTACGGGAACGACTATCAGTACATGGTCCGCCAGGCTAGGGCTTACGGCCTCGGACTGAGCGCCATCCACGGCACGTCCGCCGGGCTGGAGGAATCATGATCAACACACGATTCCAGTTCAACAAGGATGAGTACGCCGTCTGGGGCGAGTACAGCACTGATGAGATCACCGGAGAGGTGACTTGGATGTGCCGCGCGTTTTGGTCGGACAACACCATCTACATGACGACCCGGGACATCAACGAGGCCCTGGGCAGCACCACCAGGGAAGAGCGCAAGGCAGAGGCCATCGCCCGCCAGGAAGCTGCTGGGGGCCGGTCGTGACCAAGTTCGTAATGAACGACGTGTGCGGCATCTGGGAGGCTCCATTGCCTGCCAGCGGCACTCTCGCCAGGATCTTCGAGGAGCTGGAAGCTGCTGAGCAGCATCCGTTCTTCATGTCGGCTCGCCCCACGGAAGGGGAGGTCCACGGAGATCCGGTTGTTGTGGTCTTCTACGAGGACGACGACGACTGGTCGTGGGACATCTATTGGAGCGGGGAGCAGTCGTGAAGCACGTCGACTACCCGCACTGGCCCGGAACTCTGTACAACTGCGCAGAATGCGAGCGAATCATGGAAGACGACACCGACAGCGGCGAGACCATCGTGCTCGATGAAGAGCTGAAGGACAACAGCTTCTGATGGTGTACATCATCGAGAACAAGGCGCCCGACACGACCCCGATCGACTGGTACTACGTGGGGCTGCGAAGCACCCTGAAAGAAGCTGAAGAAGCGGTTGAGTACTACGCCAACCGCTTCCCGGAAGAGGAACATCGATACCGAAAGGTGGACTCCTGATGGCATGGCACCGGCACAGGTGGGGCACTTGGTATCTTAGGTGGGAGTATTCCGGCCTTCAGTACCGAACCTGCGAGATCTGCGGCAAGACCAAGTCCAGAATCATGTGACTAACCAGAGCGCCCCGCTTCCGGCGGGGCGTTGTGGCAGTATCACAGGATGCTGATGAACCAAGGAGAGAGAATGGAACTTCACAGGCATCACCACTCGGTTTGGTCTGCCTCTTACTTCGACCTTCGCGACTCCGAGTGGAACGCTGAAGATGCAGGCGACTCAGAGCGCAGGAAGGCCCTGATCGAGGCGTACCGCAGCCTTTGGTATGACGAGTACGCTGTTTTCGCCGTACTGAGATTTGCCGTGGAGGTGTTTGGCAGCAACTTCTCAGCAGAGGAGTTCTCGACCCTCCCCGCCAACCTCCTGGCGTACTACAGGTCTTTCGACACTCCGGCACAGGAGTTCCTGGACGAACGCTACGGAGGTCTTCCGCTGGAGTGGCTGAGCCCCTCTGGCGTCAAAGAGCTGGAGGAACAAGTGTATCTGACGTCCGAGTTCTGGGTAGATGACTACGACATCCCCGGGATCTACGTCTTTCAGCGCCCCTAGTCTGTAGCCAGATGGAGCGGCCACCTTCGGGTGGCCGTTGCAACGGCACTACAGCCGAAACCAAAGGAGAGAGATATGTGCGACAACACCGGGTGCTCCGTTCACTTCCGGAATGACGTTGTGGACGAGTCTTTGGCGGACCCGTACAGGGTCACCTACCTGGACGACGTTGCGGTCTATTCCTACCTGGAAGTCCGCAAGCCGGAGGACGAGATGCTCAAGCTCGAAACCGAGAACCTGGTATTCGCCATGGCCCTCGGGATCAAGACGGACGAGAGTAAGATCGAGGAGCTGATGCTGAAGCTTCCTACCGTGTCGATCTCGTACGCCCTCCAGGTCGGCCACGGAGCCATTTCGGACATCATGCCGAACGGCGCTATCCCGGACGAGACAATCATTGAAAAGGCAGAAGGCGACCGGCACGACATCGAGTCTCTGCATGAGATGATGGTCGCGAAGTACCGCAAGTAAAGAACTGCCCACCCGAAAGGGTGGGCGGCGAAGGATGCACGGAATGCCGAAACGTAAGTAGGCGCCTGCCTAGCCACGCAGGGCTATGATGGCAAGGACTTCATCCGTGCATCCCTCTCCGCCCATCATGGACGGAAGAATGGAGAGAGACTGTGAAGATGCTGATCGGCCTTCTGGTAATGGCGGCTGGCGCGGCTCTGACGGGCTGGATGGTCTACCTTCCCGGTTCGGGCATCGCTCAGATGCTAGTGGCGGGCGTGGGTGGATACGTCATGGCCGCAGGCTTGGGGATCGCCTTCGGCAAGTACATCTTCAAGGCCGTGGATGCCCTCATGGACGCCATTTTCTAGCAGCACTCCCCACCCTTCCGGGTGGGGCCTTAAGTCACCAGAGGACCTCTCTCCCCTCTGGTGGCCTATGGCCCCATCATGAAAGGAACCAGCATGCCCAAGTACTACATCGACAGCTCCGAGAACCCGTCCAGCGATCCCGCAGACGCCCTTGACGGCCCCTACGAGGACCTGGCCAAGGCTCAGGAGATTGCCCGCAAGTACGCGTTCAGCAAGCCCGAGACGGAGTTCTACGTGAACTCCGTCAAGACCGTAACCACCCAGGTCTACCGGGCTACCGCCCGGATGGAGCTGGAGACGGAGGTGATCAGTGACGCTGCCATCTCGGAGTAAGCAAGTCGAGTGGCTGTCCGCGATGCTCGACAAGGGGGCGGAGGAAGAGGAAAGCCTCCAAAAGTTCTCCCAGCGCATTGTGGACAGCTTTCACGACATGCTCACCAGGGGCATCAAGACCGGCACGCCGTTCCCCCATCAGGGAACGGTCTTCAAGTCTCCGTTTACCGGCAAGGCTCATTACGTAGCCTGGCAGGAGGGTGACTACGCGTGGTTCGTAACGGACGATGCGCACTTCGGGGACTTCTGCAAGGTCGATGACCCGATGTGGAAGTACACCGAGATCAGCCGTTCGGATCCCGCCAGGTACGTCAAGAATCCCGACTGGGCTGTTGGCGACCTGGTGTCCAGGAGTCAGAGGTACTACCACGGCACGGTCATCGCCGTGGGCAACAGGTGCGTCTTGCTGTCCAACTCCCACAACGGGAACATTCAGCCGGACAGCAACGAGAACATGAAACGCTACTACAGGAGAGAATCGTGAGCAGCTTCAAGACCGGTGACATCCTGATCGGCCCGCACATGGGCGAGAGGTGGAAGTACATCGGAGAGCACGAGGGTAATGCGTACCTCGTTCCATTCAGCGACGAGGGCATGGACGTTGACGCTGCTGCCACTCCCTTCAACAGCGACCTGAAGGGCTGGAAGCTGGCTCCGGAGCCCTTCTTCGAAGAAGGGAGGACGTACGAGGGCCTGAATGGTGGCAGGATCACCATCTGGCACGTTCACGAGATGACTTACGGCCGTGTGGCCGTCGGGCAGTTGACCTACGGCAATGCAGCCCTGCTGAAGGAAGGGGACTTCAAGAACTTCACCGAGGTCTGACAGCACAAAGGGCCCCTCTCCGGAGAGGGGCCCTGAGTGTTCCTAGCCTTCATACTGCCGTTCAGTCTGGATCTGAGCCCGCTCCATGCCGATGGCCTCACGTCGGTTGTCCCAGCCTGCCCGGAGGTCTGCCGGGTTGACCCTCCCCAGCTTGTCCCGCAGGGCCTTCACGGCCCGCGCAGACCTGTTCCTGACCGTGGATGAGGTGATGCCCAGCTTCTCGGCTACCGCATCGGACTCAAGGTGGAGTCCGTACTTGTAGAACAGAACCTCTCGGTACTCCTCCTTGATGTCCGCCAGACCGGCCTTGATGTCCGACAGCATGGCGTAGATGTCGCCAGTCTCATTGACCTGACCCTTGGCCGACGGCTGACCGTCGCCGTGGAACCCGAACGACTGCCAGTCCTCATAGACAAACGCCGACTCAAGAAGGGTTTCGATAACCGCTACTGAGTAGATGTACGTATCGTCCTTTGTGTAACCATTTGCGTTTTGGTCCTCCTTCGATGCGGTGGCAGAAGCCACTTTCAGCATCGTAGAGTAGACCTTGGCTTCCCATCCGTCGATCTTCTGGGCCTTCTCTACTGAAGCTTGCTTCTCGTAGGCCCAGAGCCACAGCTCTTGCTGTACGTCTTCGACGCTGACATAGGAAGGCCACTTGTTCACCGTAGTCACCGCCGCTCGCTCAACGAGCGGGGTCATCAGATCATGAAAGGTGGTCATCGTCTCTCCTAGTATTTCTGGCCGTTGAACATGAACCCACGGTCGGTCATGATGACAAGTTCGGGGTAAACCCTCTTACCGTCATCAACCAGAACACCGAAGGACATATTCCAAGATGCACTGCCATCCTTGAGATAGGTCGCCTTGACCGGGTCCATTACGGATCCGACATTCATGGTGAACCTGCCGTCCAGCTTGCCCTCGAACCCGTAGGCTCGGGTGACAAGAGCAGGCTGGTGGGTGTGTCCGAACACGTACGAACGGTGCGAGCCGTAGCGCTTGGTGAACTTCAGATCCCAGGCGCTGATCGTCGAAGAGTAGCCGCTGCTCTCGTGTCCATGGATTGCATAGACGTTGGTCCCGATGTTGATCGGGCCCTTCTCGTAGCTCCATCCCAGATCGTCGAGAGAGAATAGCGAAGGGATGGACAGCGAATCCAGGGATGCGAGAGCAGGGGCGTACTTCTTGACGAACGCAGTGATGCGCAGATCGTGGTTGCCCTCCAGCCACCGCAGACGGGCCTTAGGGGCCCGCTCCTTAACGGCCTGGAGGAATCCTGCCCGGTAGCCATGAATGTGCTCCTGGAGGGTGTCTGCGTACATCCCCGCCGTACCTACAGACCACTGAGAGACCTGGGGGAAGTCGATACCGTCCCCGATCTGCACAACCTGAGAGGGCTGTACGTCCTCGATGACCTTGAGTATCTTCTTGAGGGCCAGCGAGTCATGGTCTGGCCACTGAATGTCTGGAACGATGATCGTGGTGTTCATCTTGGATGCCATGTCC